CCCCCTACTAACATCTGCACTCACAACATAATCTTTTGTATAATTTGGTTGTTCCCATATCCAAACATTATTATCAACTCCACGTTTTTCCATAGGGTCTTTTACCATAGTGGTTCTATATTCTTCTAAAATAACACCATCAACTACAGATTGACCAGAAGTGATAAAGTCACAATCACATTCTTGAGCGGCCATTGAAGGCCCCAATAATTTATCTTGTTCATCTCTCCAAGGTTGTTCTCTATCTGGATGTATAGTCCAATGAAGTTTAATCATATTCCAATTATTAGCACCATCTTCAGCATCTACCCAAGTTCTATGAAACCAATTACCAACACCATTTGGTGTAGAAAGTGCAATACATCTACCACCTAATGCCAATGTTTGAGATGCAGCAGTCCATATTGAATCTATTTTAGGAATAAATGCCGCCTCATCTAACACCAATAAAGATAGTGCCTCTGAACGACCTGCTTCATCTGAACTTGCGATTGCCTTGATTTGAGAACCATTTCTATATCTTAATGATAATTTATTATCTTCCACACAATTGGCCTTTAACCAACTTGGAAGATTTGCGTGCATTACACGAACTTTTGTTACTAAATTTTTAGCAGTATCTTGTTTGGTGGCAATTACTAATATGTTCTTATCTTGATGAAATGTCATCATCCATAATGCATATCCCGCAGTTAATGTACTGATACCTAACTGTCTTGCCTTTAAAATAACATTATATTCATTTTTTAATAAATCTTCAATTGTTCTTTCTTGAAAATCATACAAATTAAATGGTATTTTCCCTTTAAGTGGATGTTGAATTACGCAATACTTTCTTAAAAAATATACAGGAGATTCTGCACATTTTAAAAATTCTCGTTTTATTGCATTTTTTATATTTTTCTTATTATCCATTATTTAAACCAGTTGATACCTTTACCTATATTATATGCCGGTATTCCGACTATTCCTGCTCCATAGACAAAATATAACCATTTATTTTCATACCAAGATGGTTTTACTAATTTTACCTTCTTTTCTAATAACTTAATTTGTTCATCAGATAATTTAATTTGAGATTCATATAAAACTTTTAAAGAATCATCTTCTACTGACTTTCCCTTATAAATATCAAATAAACTGTCCTGATACGAAACTGTTTTTGATAAACTTTCTACTTCAAATTGTAACTGTTTTATATTATTAGTTAAACTTATAGCATCCTCTTCGGTCAGAGTCATTTGTCCGAAAAGTGAACCAATTAGGAATAAGTGTATTATCCATTTCATTAGTCAAGATTATTTTAATTATCTATGTAGGACGTGAACTACACCAGTTGAACCAATTACTACTTTCCTTACACCAATTGGATAAAGTGTTTTAGTGGTAATTTGATCCGTATCTAATGTTCCACCACTAGCACAATGTATTACTACATTAGTAGCATTTTCAACAATAAATCCCGCACCAGAATTTGAACCTGTGGCATGAAAGGTAGTACTTGACGCCACCTCTGTTACCTTATTATAATCACCCAGTGCTAAATTGTCTGGTATTGCCATTTTAATCTCCTATTATTTTTTCTTAGCAAATTCTCTTAAAAAATCTTCAGCCTCAGAAATATCTTTTACTTTCTTTGTCTTAGAAGAACCTTTTTTTACTTCTTCTATTTCTTTTTCAAGTTTTTCTGCCTTTGTTTTTAATTTATCACTCTTTTTAGAAACAGATTTAGTGGCAGACTTAATTTGTTTCTTTTTTTTCTTTATATCTTTAATTTTTTTGTCTATCTTTACTATTTTCTTCTTTTTTATCTTAGATAATAGTTGAGATAATCCCAGAAAAAAAGTAAATATCCAAACAGGATTAATTTTTTTAAAGAATTTCCTGATTGAGTCCCTACTCATTAAAGACCACGTTTAATTTTAGCAAAGTATCTAATTAAATCACTTTTATCCAAATTTAACGCCTTAACTATTCTTGCCAGTGCTGCTACTTGTCTTTTTCGATTAAGATTAGCACCTTTAATAGCATCAACTGCTTTATTTAAATATCTTTCGGCTTGAGCGGGAAGTTTATAATCTTCTAAACCTTTACCGTCTTCCGTCATCACTTCCTTAATCTCTGTACGAATTATATTACGCAATTCATCTTGTGTCATAGTAAAATCTCCTAATTATCTATGTTAACATACATATAAATATCAATTAAATTGTTTCTTCTAAGTTTTTTAAATAATCTTCAGCTTCCACTAAAAGTTTTTTCATTTCTTCTCCATCATCTCCACCCCACTTTTCTTCATCTACCGAATAACCATCCGCTCTTACCTGATTCAAAAATGTGACCGCATCTGGAGAATTTTTCCACTCTTCTATGGTTTGTTTTAAATCTTTGATATAAGACCGTTTATTTTCTCTAACTTTTGTTTTTTCATATTCTTCATAAGTACCATTTATTCTCATTTTGGTTTCTTCGTTTACCACACAATCATGACACCTACTTTGTAAATAATAAAATTTAGTATCTAACCGACTTTTCATTATTTTCTTACATTCTGGACAAAACCACGGCATTCTTGCTTCTTTTAATACATCTGCCTTTTCTGAAGAAATTTTTCGTTCTTCTTTCTCTGTTTCAGTAAGTCCTATTGTATCTCCTTGATATCCTACCATTATACGTTTTTCTGGAGACTTACCATCAAGAATTGATTGTAATGCTTCGTTTTGTCTTTGATTTTCTCTACTATATCCCATAATAACCTATACTCCGTATTGCCTTTTATATTTGTAATATGTCGGAATACTTACACCTAATTCATAGATGATTTCTGTTACTGACTTATTACTTTCTAATACTTTTATTAAATCTTCTTTTTTCACTTTCGGGTTTTCCTCATAATATCTTTTGTGAGCCAATCTCTGTTTCTCTCTATACTCATCACTTTTCCAAAGTTCTTTACTAACTTTAGAAACTCCTCTTGAAATTTTTTCTCTTACTTCTTTACTTCTCATTACTTCCTTATGTATCTTTGAGTTTCTTTGTGCTAAACTCATTTTCTTTTTTTGTTCTTTCGTTCTCCTTAAACCCAATGTTGCTTTACCACCTGCAACTGCATCATTAGTTAAACCACCTGGTGAAATATTGTATTCTGGTTTTAATTTACTAATCCAATATTTCTCTCTTTCATCTAATTTATCAATACTATCTACTACTTCTAATGTTTCAACAATAAAGTTTTCACCACCATACTTTTTGATAGCATTACTCAATATAATTCCACTACCTTTATAATAGCGATTATTATTTTGTCTGGTCTGTCCTATGTAGAACTTTCCATTCAATAAATTGGTTGTTTTATATATTCTATAATATCCCATACCTTTATATAAATATATAGGATACAAAAAAATGTATTAAAAGTTCACCAATCCCAAAATCTGGTTAATCGGAGCAAAACTTCCTGTAAACTTATAAGTATTACCTTTATACTTAAATACTATTCCTTCTGATGGAACTATTGAAGATAGTCCACCAATTGCTTCTAATTTTTCAAGTTGGTGTTTTAACGTAGCCAACTTTTTAACATCTTTACCTCGTTTTACCTGTTTTATTGCCGCAATTACATCTCTTCTTATCTTTTGTACCGTACTATCTCCCGAAACTGCTAAATATCCACTAATATTCTTCAATATTTGAGCACCCACATCAAAAAACAACACTTCAAATGGTTTCATATTCTGTTTTACCGTTTCTTGATGATCATTCTTATCAAATGATAATACCCACTCTAAAAAATCAGGAAATTTCTTCAAATCTTTTTTAATAGTTGGTATCTTATATGACTTATCAAAAAACGCCCATCTTTTAGTTAAATTAATCAAAACTTTATTCGATATTTTTGCACTATGTTGTTTTGTTGCGTTAAAGATAAATTCTTCCCAAAATGATTGATGATACATAGATAAAGTATCATTATCTTTTAATGCATATTCTTTTTGTAATTTATTTAATCTACTGATAAACCCAGCCTTCTTTTTTCCAAAATCTTGTACTTTAGATACTGTTAAAAATTGAGGTTTACCAATTTTATAATGTTTTTGTACGTGTTGATTAACTTGTTTAATCATACCTGCCAACATTCGTCCAGAACCTTTAAGTTCTCCAATTGCCTTCCCGCTATCATCATATTCTAATGCTCCGTGAAATACAATCTCTGCTTTATCATAATTGATTACATTTGATGATGCTGGATACATGACTTCAAGATTCATCCAATTCTTACCATTACCAAAAATCTTTTCTTTTTGTGCATCGGATAATCTACCGATAGATTTTCCCAAATCTTTCATTGCAAATACAAATGCATCTCTAATATCACCTCTACCTGCAAACTTAGATGCTACTCCACTCGTATCCATCGAATTTGCTCCAAAATTCTTTAGTTGACCTTTATTTCTGGCCGTGACTAATTTTCCATCTTTCCAACTAACCATTAAATTTTGACCATCAAGTTTCTCTGTAACATTATCTTCACGACTAAGATTTCCACCCAATCCTAAAGTAATAATGTTTTTTAAATCACCAAATGTCAAATTTTTATCATCAAAGGGATGATTCATGTGTCCATAGGCTCCACCCATTAATAATAACTCCTTTCCATTATCTTGTTTATCTGTAACTAATAAATTTACATATTCTTTTAAATCAAAAATATTATCACTATGAAATTTATCCATTGGTGATAATTTAAGCTTTTTTGCTCTTTTTGTATTTTGTCCAACTGAGTCTATATCAACTCCGGCCGATACGGGTGCCTCAACTGCCACTCCTGTATAATCTTTACCATCGGGAGTAATTCCGTTCCAATTAAGAACTTCCCAACCCAAACTACTCATTATAAATTTTATTCTATCTTTATATGCCTCTATTGGATTTGTCTTACCAAATCTTTCACCGTAGGCTCCAGCTCCTTTTTTACCATATGCCACTGCCGGAACTATGTTTTTTGAAGTTGTATAATCAAGTCCTGGATCTTTTGCAGAATCACTTATAATATAACTCAATAAATCCCAACCCGTATCATTGATTTGTTCATGAGAATACATATTTTCAATCCAAGATTTTGTAACTCGTTTGTAATCCTCAAATCCATCATAAAATGTTGGTGGGCCGTCATCCGTAGGAAACATACCACTATTAGCAACTTCTTTTAATAATTTTGGTATAATATTTGGATTATTAACTAAAAACCCATCATATACTTCAAATAATTTTTTAAATTTATTAGTCATCATTTGGAATACCCCTTTATCAAAGTATCCGAATGCCTTTTTAAATAATTTTTCTCTATTCTTTTCAAATTCAGGTGAACCAAGTAGTTGTCTTATAGTAGTTCCACTTACTTCCTTTCCACCAACTCTAACTGAAACGTGTGGTGCTGTATGAATGTATCCGTGTTCCTCGTATCCACTCATGTTATTTTTATTCTTTTTATAATCTTGATAATAAGTTTTTCCACCACTTTTCTTTGTTCCACCCGTTAATCTATCGGCGTCCTTTTCACCAAATATGTAAATTACTGCAGTTGTTTCTTCATCAAATTTATTTAATGTGTTTTTAGCAACATAAGGTGTTCTTTCTTTTATAATACGATTAGATGGTATACCCATTTTTTTCATATGACGAACTTTTTCCTTAAAGTTCATTGGATGTCTTGGTGGTTGTTTTA